ACGATGGGTTTGTAAAAATAAGTAGAGCAGATAGACCACATCCAAGAGGCAGTTTGGGAACGACAGGACTAGGGTCGGTAACCGTAACATTACCATAAATGGGCAAAAGAAGTAACTTTGAGCGTGTAGAGAAAGACTATTATCCGACTCCGTTGGAGGCTGTACATCCTCTTATTCCTCACATACTTGGCTACGTTAAGACATTTGCTGAACCATGTGCAGGTGATGGCTCTCTGATACGCCATATAGAATATCTGACAAATAACTTGTTTGATATTGACTATATCAAGTGTAACTATGCCTGTGATGTAGAGCCAAAGGATGATGGTATACACGAAAAGAACATATTTAATCTTCTTCCCAAAGACATAGAAACATCAGACGTAATCATAACAAATCCACCGTGGAGCCGTGATATATTGCATAGACTTATCTATCATTGTACCTCAATAAAACCTACATGGTTGCTGTTTGATGCCGACTGGATGCACACGAAACAAAGCACACATTACCGTGATATGTTGAAAAAGATCGTAAGTGTTGGTAGAGTGGAGTGGATTAAAGGAAGTAAAAATACTGGTAAAGATAATTGTTGTTGGTATTATTTTGATAAAGACAACAAGGAACAGACACAGTTTTTTGGTAGACAGACATGAAACAAAAGAAACTAGAAAAAGGCTCTATCTGGGAAAAAGCTGACGCAGACGGTGATGGTATAGTCACAGATCAAGAGATGGCTATGCGTGAGCGTATGGTTCTTCTGGAGAACAGAGATAAGAAAGAAGATCAACAACGTTATATCGTTTGGTTTTCGGCACTGACAGTAACGGCTTTTATAGGTGTATTGATGACACCACTTGTTCCTATTGACAGGATTGATCATCTTTCAGGAATAGCTGAAATATGGGTATTGTCTAACATGGGTGTGATTGGCAGTTTTATAGGGTTCAATCAATTAGCTAAAAGAGGAGCTAAAGATGACGGAAAAAGCTAAGAAGGTCATAAAAAAAGTAGCAAGTAAGCTAACCAAGGCAAGCAAAGCCCATGCAGGTCAGGCTAAAGCCTTGTCAGCCATAGAGCTTAAGAGTGGTGGTAGAACAAAAAAGAAAAGCAAGTCTCGTGTTAATGAGGCAGGAAACTACACTAAGCCAACTATGCGAAAGAATTTATTTAACAAGATCAAGGCAGGTTCTAAGGGGGGCAAACCAGGTCAATGGTCAGCACGAAAGGCACAGTTACTAGCATCTGAGTACAAGAAAAAGGGTGGTGGCTATCGCTAAAGACCCTAAAACAGGAACAGGAAAGAAACCGAAAGGTTCTGGAAGGAGGTTATATACCGATGAAAACCCCAAAGATACAGTCTCTATTAAATTTGCCACTGTGGCAGATGCCCAAGCAACTGCTCGTAAGGTTAAGCGTATTAATAAGCCGTTTGCTAGGAAAATACAAATCCTCACCGTCCTCGAACAAAGAGCCAAAGTTGCAGGTAAAAACAAGCAAGCCCAAATTGCAAAAAAAGCCAAAGAAGACATCAGAGCCAAACACAAAACCAAAACGAGGAAGACCTAGAAAAGATGCCACTAAAAAAGTCACAAAAAAGTCTTAAGAACTGGACAAAGCAAAAATGGCGTACAAAGAGTGGTAAGCCTAGTGCGAAGACAGGAGAACGCTATTTGCCTGAGAAAGCTATAAAGGCACTGTCTCCACAGGAATACGCAGCTACAACAAAAGCTAAACGTAAAGGCACAAAGGCAGGTAAGCAGTTTGTCAAACAGCCTAAGAAGATAGCTAAGAAAGTAAGGAAATATAGATAATGGTTATACAAAGTCTGATAGCACCTGTTACAGGGTTGCTAGATAAATTTATAGAAGACAAAGATCAAAAGGCAGCTCTCGCCCATGAGATAGCCACTATGAGCCAGAAACACGCTCAGGAACTAAGTCTTGCCCAGATAGAGGTTAACAAGGCTGAAGCACAGTCAGGTTCATTATTTAAGGGTGGTTGGAGACCTGCTGTTGGGTGGGTCTGTGCGATTGCCTTCCTATACCATTTTCTCCTAAAAGACATAATTATATTCGTATGTGCCTTTGCAGGTGTAGATGTGCCAGATTTACCAGAGTTTGACATGAGTACATTGCTTACAGTTCTAGGTGGTATGCTTGGGATTGGTGGACTCCGTACATATGAAAAGCAAAAGGGATTAACAAAATAGCATCGATTATATGCGATGTGTGTGGTCACGACATGGAGAACGTAGATGGAAGTTTACGTTGTAAATATTGTCAATACTTTTATGATATGCACAAGGAATGGATAGACTTTATTCACAAAAGATCGGAAACAAAGGAGGAAGACGATGAAAGATAATTTTGATGAATGCCTTAAAATGCTACTACATCACGAAGGGGGCTATGTAAATCACCCTAAAGACCCTGGTGGTGAAACTAATTTAGGAGTTACCAAAAGAGTATATGAAAAATGGGGTGGTACGAAGGACATGAAAGACCTCACGGTTGAAGATGTTGCTCCTATATACAAGAAGGAATACTGGGATAAGTGTAGGTGTGATGACCTAGAATCAGGTGTAGACTGGGCAGTCTTTGACTGGGCTGTGAATAGTGGCACTGGCAGAGCATCCAAAGCTATACAAAAGATATGTGGTGCAGCACAAGATGGAGCTATAGGTCCGAAGACATTGGCACTAATAAACAAACAGAACACAGAGTATGTCGTAGAGGAGTTTGGCAAGATACGACAAGACTTCTATGAATCTTTAAAAACATTTGATACATTTGGTAAAGGGTGGACAAGACGTAACAAGGAAACCACTGCAAAAGCCTTGGAGATGATAGAGGAAGATGACGACTAAGAAAGACCCACGATTAGCCAGAGCAGGTGTAACAGGCTACAACAAGCCTAAGAGAACACCTAGTCACCCAAAGAAGTCACACATTGTTGTGGCTAAAGAGGGAGACAAGATCAAAACCATACGGTTTGGTCAGCAAGGCAAGAAAGTGGGTACAGTAAAAGGTACAGCAGGCAAGCCAAAGGCAGGCGAATCAAGGCGTATGAAGATGAAACGCAAGAGTTTCAAGGCAAGACACGCCAAGAACATCGCTAAGGGCAAGATGTCAGCAGCCTATTGGGCTGACAAGGTTAAGTGGTAGAATCGTCTATAGCCTCTGCTGTAGCTCCTGCGTAACCTGCAATATCAATCCAAGTATCTTCGTGGTGCATATCTTCCTTTGATCTAGCTATTTTAGCTAACATAAACAAGACACCAACATCATACACAGATATGTCTTTTTCAAGGTGGCATGACCATAGTTTCGCTATACGACTAAAGTTTTGATAAGGCGTACCATAGCTATCGCCACGCTTGCCTACAATCTTCTGTGCTTTGCCAATGATTTCTTCTTTCTTTGTTTGCTTCATGATGATTTCCTTTTATAAATTTTTATTTGATGTATATAGGTAAACGATATATTATACAGATTTAATTAGGTTATGGAATAAGGAATAACTATATGGTTCTCCCATTATTATTTGGATTAGCAGGTTCAGCTTTAGGTGGAGCAGGATTAGCAGGTGGCTTAGGTGCATTAACAGCAGGTGCTATAGGATCAGGATTAGGGAGATTTGCAGAGACAGGTGATCTAGGTAAAGGTATAGAGACAGGGTTAACATCTTTCCTTGGAGGTAAGGCTTTAGGTGCTGTTGGCAAAGGTCTTAATATAGAGGGATTAACAAAGGCAGGTGATATAGGTTCTAATATAGCTAAAGAAGCTGCTTTCTCAGACCCATCAAGAATACAAGCAGGTTTGGAGGCATTAAAAAATCCTGCCGTATTAGGGCAAGCCACTATAGGACAAGCTACAGTTCCACCACCTGAATTACCACCAGTTGCTCCTGTAGACTTTGAGAACAGACAGGCAGGCGTTCCAGACCGTATTACACGAAGACCACCAAAGGGATATAGACCAGGTTTTGATGCAGAGTTTGATTATGGTGTATCCCCTAACTATGGTGTTGGATTGATGAACCCAAATGATCCCAGATATATGGCTGTTGGTGGATTAGTTGGTTTATTGGGCAACAAACAGTTTACAGACTTTCTTGGTGAAATGGGTAGGTCAGGTAAAGGATTTGGTTTGCTTGGTGCTTTGGATACACCTCAAGCTAGGGCTGAGTATAATCAAATGATGACAGGTGAATACAGTCCTGAACCACAACCAATGTCAGGTGGTGGTGAATTGAAAGAAATACCAGAAGATAATAAAGGATTAAAAGCTCTAGCCAAGGAAAAACCAAGTGTGGTGGAGAACATGGGATTTAAGGCTATGCAAGAAGGTGGAGCCGTAGAGGGTGACATGGAGGCAAACAAGGTCATAGATGACGCTGTAAACGCCATAAAAGGCTTGTCAGACAGCCCTGAGATAGCTTTGGGTGTATTTGTAGCCAAATACGGTGAAGAGGCGTTAGAAGACCTTATAGAGCGTGTCAACGATGGTGAGTTTGATCAGCTAAGAGAGGATAATATGATAGAAGGTGAAGGCGATGGTATGGATGATAAAGTGCCTGCTACACTCGAAGGAGAGCAAGATGTCATGTTAAGTGATGGTGAGTTTGTTGTTCCTGCTGATGTCGTTAGTGGCATAGGCAATGGTTCATCTGATGCAGGAGCTAGAGAATTAGAAGAAATGATGACACGAGTTAGAAGACTTCGTACAGGCAAGACGGAGCAGCCAAAGCAAGTACCACAGGAAATGATGTTACCTGCATGATGTTTAGTGCTGTACCTAGGCAAGTCATAGACATTGTTTGGGATGACGTAGTAAAGATTTTAGAACCTGCTGTCAAAACGGCAAAAGGTAAGTTAAGTGTAAAAGACGTTTACGATTATATTAGTGAAGGTTTTTATGAGTTATGGGTTGTTATG